ATTACGAAAGCAGTAGCCCCACGGCACCGCCGAGCTGAAAAGCCCACGGCGGCACACGAAGCGAACCTTTAGTAATTAGAAAGTTAGACCCCACGGCACCGCCGAGGTTTAAACAATCTAAGGTAAAGCAACCTTAATTCTAATTATTGGAGGATTCGCCAAATGGCATTCCCTAACATTTCCGACATTATCGCAACCACGATAGAAAGTCGCTCGAAGAAAATTGCGGATAACGTAACCGACAACAACGCCGTACTAAAAAAACTCAGTATGGCAGGTAAAATTAAAACCGTTTCTGGCGGCTCGAAGATTCTTGAAGAATTGTCTTTTGCCGAAAACAGCAACGCCGGGTGGTATTCTGGCTATGATCTGCTTTCTACTGGCGCTTCGGACGTTATAAGCGCCGCAGAATTTGACCTAAAACAAGCAGCGGTTCCCGTTGTTATTTCCGGTTTGGAAATGCTACAAAACAGCGGCAAAGAGCAGATGATCGACTTGCTCGAAGCCCGCATGGAAGTAGCCGAATCTACACTATCTAACCTAATTGCTGCGGCCATGTACTCAGACGGTACGGGTTCAGGGGGTAAGGAAATTACCGGTTTAGACCTTGCGGTTCCGGTAGACCCGACTACGGGCACGTATGGCGGCATTAACCGAGCTAATTACGCGTTCTGGCAGTCAAAAGTTTCATCATCTGCGCTAACGTCTACCAACGTTCAGCAAGCTATGAACGGTTTGTGGGCCAGTTTAATTCGGGGTAAGGATATGCCCGATATTATCCTTATGGATAACAGCATGTGGGAAATTTACGTCGCCTCGCTACAAGCGCAGCAGCGTTTTCACCAAGCTGAAGTCGGCGACTCAGGGTTTCCAACGCTTAAGTTTATGGGTACCGACGTGGTACTCGACGGCGGCATAGGCGGCAACGCGACAAACAAAACCGCGTATTTCCTTAACACGAAGTATTTGAAGTACCGCCCTCACGCGCAGCGCAATATGGTGCCTTTAAGCCCAAACCGTCGTTATGCCACTAACCAGGACGCAGAAGTACAAATTCTCGCTTGGGCAGGTAACATGACGTCGTGTGGCGCTCAATTCCAAGGCCGATTGATTGATACTAATTAGTAGCTCTTAAATCCCTATGGCGTAGTATTTCGGCGCCATAGGCTTTTTTAACAGAATCGAAGGAATAAAATTTATGAATATTGGAATTGATATAACCTCAGTACGTACAACAGCCGAAGGTGCTGAATTTCGTGTCGGTACAGTAATGTCTCTTGAAGGGACTACTGGCGGTACGCAAGAGTTTATCTACGTCGAGACGTCAGAAGCAGTAACGGCAGCAGGATACCTCTGTGTCCTTGATAGCGCTAATATTGCTGAAATGGCGGACACAACTTCAACGGCCCCCGGTGCAGGCGCAGGAGCGCGCGTAGGCGCCGCTCAAGCAGCTATCGCTTCTGGTGGCTTTGGTTGGTTACAAATCTACGGTAAGGGCTCTTTACGAACTCTTGCAAGTGCGGCTAAAGGTACTGAACTCACTTGTTCAGCGACCCCCGGCGCGGTAGATGATGCAACTACAGCGGGCTTAGAAGTAATGGCGGGTATTACCCTCGGCACGGCCACGGGAGGCGTGGCAGCGACAAATGCAGACGCGTACTTCAACTATCCGTATGTTGGTAGAACGCTAGCGTAAATTTAATAAGGGGCGTTTACGCCCCTTGTTTTATGCACTAACACTTAACACACTACAGTAGGAGTAGTAAATTATGCCATTAGAAGACAGCGAAGGATTTACACAACTTGCAATGGGCACCGCTGGTGCTGAACGCGCTTTTGCAGCAACCGAACCTCAAAAGCACGGCTTGTCAGTGCAATTTTATATGCACCCTCTTCAAGACGCGGCGCAGACACTTGCAAAAGGCAGGCCGATTTTTAAAGAAACCGAATACGTACGCATTATGGTGCCTGGCGACAAAGCGTCGGTAGTTGAGCGCCCGGTACGGTTAGGCTTTTTTGAGACTGCCGACGACCAACGTTTTGCGGCAGAATACGCACGTTTTAAGCAAAACAAGAACCAAGAAGTTACAGGTACGCCGCTGTCGGAATGGCCCCCATTGACGCGCTCGCAAGTAAAAGAAATGGAGTATTTCAACGTGCGGACGGTAGAACAGTTAGCGGAAATGTCCGATACGCACATGCAAAAATTTATGGGTCTGCAAAGCATACGCGATCTTGCTAGACGCTTTATGCAGCACGCCGAAGGTGTGGCGCCGCTGACTAAAATGCAAGCCGCATTAGATCAAAGCGCTAATGAGCAGGCTACTATGTTTGAGCAAATTCAAGCTATGTCAAGCGAGTTAGCGATATTACGCGGACAAGCTAGCCAAGGCCCTGCGGGCAGCGCAAGTGAGATTATAGGCCAGGGTAGTCCTGGCGCGCTTACAGGCACCAGCGTAGCAGAGCCTACCCGCGCAGCAGCGCCAGTAGAAGAAGGCGAAGATTTTGGTACTAAGTATTCGGCAGAACCTATGAGCCTTGAAGGCGCAGAAGTTGTGCCCGACGACGAGCAAGTGGCCGAGCAAGTAGCCGCAGCAGTTGAGCCCGTTAAAAAGACGCGCAAAAGGCGTTCAATCGCTGAATAGGTAGAGCATGGCTACAAGTCGCTTTAACACAGTAAACAGCATAGTAAACGCGGTAGCCGTACAGGTAGGTCTAGGCGAAGTTACCGACGTGTTTGCTACTACGGACCCGGCGTTTAAGCAGCTCATTAGCCTGTTAACTACGGGTCTTCAAACGCTGTTAGAAGATTATGAATGGAATACCTTAGTACGCAGCTATCAGCTAACTACGGCTGACGGCGATACCGGGCGTTACGAGTTACCATCCGATTTTGCGTACATGATCGATCAAACCGGATGGGAGCGTAGCGAAAATGTACCGTTAATTGGTCCGGTTAGCTCGCAAGATTGGACCTTCCTACTAGGCCGCGATCTTGTTAGTTCAACCATCTACGCTTCCTTTCGGTTTGACCAAAACGAGTTTTACATTTTTCCTAACGACCCTGTAGTACCTGGGCTTAACATAAATTTTGAGTACATATCGCGTAATCTTATTAAGATTGCTGATGCGCCCACTACTTTTACGGACGAGGCGCTAACGGGTGCTGATATAGTTATGTTTCCGCCTAACTTAGTAAAGCAGCAGCTAAAAATGCTCTTTCTAACCGCTAAGGGCTTTGACAGCCGTGCGGCTACTGCTGACTTTAACAAATCTATTGCTGTTTGGATGGGTAGAGATAAAGGCGCAGGCGTTCTAAGCGCATCACGCGGCCGCTATGACAACTACCTATTAAACGGTTTTCGCAACACTCGCGATACTGGCTATGGGGTTTAAACATGCCCTACGGCAACGCTAGCCCACAAACTGCAATTTCTGCCACTGTCCCTGCATCTGTAGGCGGCATGAACACTATCGAAGCGCTTACACTTATGCGGTCCGAAGAGTGTATCTTTAGCTTTAACATACTCCCTGGTGACGGGGGCCAGCGCATACGCGAGGGTTACCGTGAATGGGCTAACGGCTGGACTGGCGGGCCTGCTAGAACGGTCATTACCTTTGAAGGTAACGTAACTAGCGAAGACAGGTTATTCGTGGCGAATGACGCAGGTATATGGGACGTAAGCACAGAGTTTGACGTAACCCCTACTAAAGTTGTTACTTTTGGTACTACTACCGGTAACGCGGGTATTTGCTCATTTATTAACTTTTCTAACGACGGTAACGCGCGTTTCCTTCTTGTATGCGATGGCGCGAACGGCTATTACCGCTGGACTCAAGCTACTAATACTTGGGTTAAGTACACGGAAGGCACCAGCGCTGGCCAAATAGAAAACATAGACCCCGCACTGTTTAACTTCATGATGGTGTGGAAAGAGCGTATATGGTTCATAGAGCGAGACACGTCTAGAGCGTGGTATTTAGGTGTAGGCGTGTTTGAAGGTGCCGCAACCGCGTTTAACTTTGGCGCTCAGTTTAAGCAGGGTGGTGCGCTCCGAGCACTACACAACTGGACCTTAGACGGCGGCGACGGCATAGACGATCAGCTAGTGGCTATCTCGGGCGCTGGCGACGTAGTTATATATCAAGGCACTAACCCCGCCGAAGCGGGCAGCTTTGGGCTTGTAGGCTCGTGGTACGTAGGTACTATACCTGCGGGCAACCGAATAGCGGTAGAAGTTGCAGGAGAGCTGTACGTACTGTGCATTCAAGGCCTTTTGCCTTTGTCTGCGGTACTCAACGGCGCCGACGTAAACGACTTCAACGTACACTTGACGGCTAAAATATCCCCCTATATACGCAGCGTCTTAGCCACGGCTATGGACGACTTTGGGTGGCAAATACACATAAACACAAAGCAATCCTTGCTTACGATCAGCGCACCGCCGCGAGAAGGTTTTGATCGCATAGGCTTTGCTATGTATCAAGGAAGCAGAGCATGGGGTATGACTCGCAGTCTCCCCGCTGCGAGTACCGCTAATTGGCGTAAAGATATCTTTTTTACCGACATAGTAACGAACAAAATTTACCGGCAAGCAGGTTACATAGATAAAGTCTACATAGACGCGGACACTGACGGCCAACCTGAGGGCATAACGTGGGACGTACTAACCGCGTATCAACACCTTGAGCAACCCGCGCATTTCAAACGTGTGCAGTATATTCGACCAATGTTTACCGCTGTGGGCGTGCCGGTGTTTTCTGTCCGTGCGCAGTATGACTTTGACGTATCGCTTATTTCAGGTACGCCCGCTTTTGGGGGTACAGGTACTGCGCTCTGGAATGCGGGGCTCTGGAATGCGGGCGTATGGTCAGGAGGCTTAGAAAAAGCCGACAGCCCACGAGGCGCTACGGGTATGGGGCGACACATAGCAATAAACACACGCGGCGTATCCGGCGAAGAAACTACTTTAGTCGGCTACGACGTGGTTTATGATGTAGGGGGCTTGATGTAATGTTTACGTTTGTGCCATTACAGGAGTGCCATTGGCCGTTAATACCCGACGAGGGTAAGCCTACGCTTAGCGCCGAAACTAAAGGCGTAGTAGCTCTAGATGCTGCGGGTGTTATAGTGGCCGCGTGCTGTTTTGATACCTGGTCATTTAACTCGTGTCAAATTCACATTTACATAGCTAACCCGTTCGTACTTAAGCACGGTTTCGCGCATGAAGTTTTTAACTACGCGTTTAACACTTGCGGAAAGGGCATGGTAATAGGCGTAACCGCCGCAGATAACTATAAGGCGCTAAAGTTTATAAAAAACATAGGGCTAGAAGAAATATTCCGCATTCCTGACGGCCACAAAGTAGGCGTAGATTTCGTAATAACGCAACTACGAAGTGAAAACTGCAAATGGACCGAAAATAACGAGCGTTTAGACGCTACCGCGAGAAACTAAAATGGGTAGTAAATCAGCACCAAGCGCGCCCGATTATCGCGGCGCAGCCGAAGAACAAGGCGAGTCAGCGCGCGAAAATACGTTAAACCAAACGTACGCTAACCGGCCTACGCAGACTACGCCGTGGGGCACTAGTTCGTGGTCTACAGGCTCTACGCGCGACCCCTCCACGGGTGAAAACGTTACTACGTGGAACCAAAATTTAACGCTGTCGCCTTCGGAGCAGGAAGCGTTCGATTCGCAATCTCGCATACGTGCAGGGCAGTCTGCGGGCGCCGAAGCCCTTATGGCTAACGCGGCCCAATCTTTTGCAACGCCTACCGATTATTCTTCGTTTAACGACTGGGGTGCGGCGCCAAATCCAAGTGGTATGTACCGAAACCCAACCGCACAACGCGGTAGCGTGCCGAATTCAGTCGATATTATGGACCCTACGGAAAACAGGCAGGGTGAAGGCCCGACACTAAACGCCGAGGGCGTATCGTCCGATATGCAGCGCGGCACAGGGCCTACAAGTGTACAAGGCCCTAGAACGTCCGATTTTCAGGCGGGTACCGGCCCTACAAGTGTACAAGGCCCTAGAACGTCTGAGTTTCAGGCAGGTACAGGGCCTGAAATGTCGGCTCAAGGGGTTACGTCGGACATGCTAAGGGGTAACATGCCTACAGCACTGTCGTCGCCTACATCGTCCGGCATGGCGTTTGGTGCTTCTCCCGAGCTATCCGAAAGCGCGTTAACTGGCGCGCGAGATTTTGCGCAAGGCCCCGAGGTTAGGGCTGTTGCGGCGCCTAATACCGTTTTTGCCGGCGGTGTTGACGCTAACGTGTCAAACGACTTAAGCCAGCAGCGCTTAGATGCGGGGGGTGCGTTTAACCAAGATTTTGCTAACACGCAATTTGAGCGCCAAATGTCGCTACAAAACCCTCAAATGGAGCGAGAAAAAGAAGCGCTAGAAGTACAGTTACGCAACCAAGGTTTAACACCTGGAAGCCAAGCGTATGATAACGCTATGGGCGACTTAGACGACCAGCAAGGCGAGATTCGATCACGCGCGGCACAAGACTCAGTAAGGTTCGGCGCCGACGAGCAACAACGCCAGTTTGATCGCGAGCTAAGTACGCGTGCTCAAGGCGCCTCAGAAGTTACCGACGAGTTTGGGCGTAACCTTAATTCATCGCAGTTTCAGAACGCTCAAAGACAGCAAGAGTTTCAAGAAAACCAACAGCGCGACGCGCAGCGCTTCGACACCGAGTTAAGAGCTGCGGGGTTCAGCGACGGCCAACGTGCGCAGATGATACAGCAGCGCCTAGCGGATAATGAACAGCAGTTCTCGCAGCAGCTAAGTAAAGGTACTTTTGATAACGCGTCGCGCGAAATGGACTTTTCGCAGCAGCTCCGCGGACAAGACCAAATGTTTGGGCAGCAGGCTACCGCGTCTAACATGGCCGACGCCCAACGTGCGGCGGACTTTGGCGAGCAACTTTCTAGCCGTGAACAGCAGTTTAGCCAACAGTTGAGCGCAGCCGGGTTAGCAGACCAGCAGCGTGCAGCCGACTTGGGCCAACAATTTGACGACAGGGGCCAGCAGTTCGGACAGGAGTTAAGCGCAGCTCAACTTGCCGACCAGCAGCGTGCAGCCGACTTGGGGCAGCAGTTTGACGACAGAACGCAGCAGTTTGGGCAGGAGTTGAGCGCGGGTCAGTTTGCCGATCAGCAGCGTAATGACGACTTTACGCAGCAACTTGCTAGCCGCGATCAACAGTTCGGCCAGCAACTAGCCGAAGGGCAGTACCGTGACGATCAGCTACGCGCCGAGGCAGACTTACGCTTAGACGCGGGCAACTACCAGTTTAATCAAAATATGGCTACCGCGCAGCTACAAGACACTCAACGCCGAGACGAAGTAAACGAAATTATGAGCGGTGCAAATCAAGTATTTAACCAACAGATGCAAGGTGCTAAATACCAAAATTCATTGCGTCAAGCGCAGATAGCCGAAGAAATGCAGTCACGCGGACAGTCGGTTAACGAGATTAACGCGCTGCTTTACGGCAACCAAATTGCGCAACCAAACATGCCGGGTTTTAACACGGCTGAGAACGCACAGGCCACGCAGTTTGGCAACGCGGCCGCAAACGCGGGGCAGTTTGCAAACCAACGGTATTCTACGGCGCTAGGGCCTGTAAATTCACTCATTGGCGCCGCAGGGCAGTACGGCGGGTCGGGGACTTAAGTTATGGAAGGTTTTAAGATGCCTGACGAGCTGCAAAAATTGCTCTCGCAACAGGACATGCTACGCGCAGGCCCCCAAACCGGTGCTGGGGCGTCTATGATGCCTACGCCAAGGTCGCAAGCTGAAATTGACGCGCTACGTGGCGCAGATCAAATGCAAGCGGGGCAGATGGCGAAGCAAATGTACCGCCAAGCAAACCCACAAAGCACGGGCCTGATAGGTATGGGACAAGATATTTACCGCAGCTTTAGCAAAGACGAAAAAATGCAGGGTTTTCAAGATCAGGCTATGCAGGGCTTAACGCAGGCGCGTACCGCCGAAGACTTGGGCGCTCGTCGCACACGTCAAGACGAAGTAAACGAGATTTTGCAGGGTCAGAACTTTGAAGCGGGGCAAGCTCGGTTAACTCAAGCGGGCCAAAACGAGCGTGCAGGGGCTAATAGAAGCAGCCAAGAAGGTATCGCGGCTAACACTCTTATCGGTCAAAACGAGCGTGCAGCTAACCTCATAACCGCTGCAAATAACCGCCAAGAGGACCAGCAAGCCTTTTCGGCGGCTACTGCTGACGTAAAACCATACCACGATGGCAACGGCGGTATAATTAACGTCATGCGCGACCCTGAAACGTTTGCTAACTTTACGGTAGGCGCAGACGGCACCCGGACGCCTGTAGATACTAGCCGGTTGACGCCATACACCGCGTCTACGCAGTCCGGCAGTCGTGAGCTAGCCGCGGAAGTGCGCGCGTCTGAACAGCGCTTAACCGAAGGTCAAAAGCAAATAGTTGACGATATGCAGGCTAGCATGCTTGGCAGGATGCTTAGTTTTGGCGACCTTGAGGCGGTGACCGGCCGTTTCGACTTACGCAGAATTGCGTCTAACTTAATGCCAGTAGGCGATAGAATGGAAAAAATGCAGTCTATGGAGCGCCAGCTAAACAACGCTAGAACGCTAGCTATGGGGCCTGTATTGGCTATGATGGGTGTAAGCCCTACCGACGCGGATATGGAGATAACGCTAGAAGGCACGCCCACGTCCTACGACGGCCCTCGCGTATGGATAGACTACGTAAGATACGAGTTTGCACCGGCCGCGCGCAGCACAGCTTTGTTGCGGCTGCAAGAAGGGCTTATTAACGACGGGCGCACGGCAGAAGACATAGAGTTAGCGTATGCCGAACTTATAGGTATGGCTGACGCTGCAGAGGAGCGCATTTTTGGCGGCGCGTCAGACGAAGGGCTGGGCGATTTTGACCCTGCGGCTTTTGGAAGTAAAGGTGACGCATCCACGCTTAACGACGCGCAGCAAGACGCGCTGTTAGAATATTTAATGCAAAATAGGGCTAATTAACATGGCTGATTTAGACGAAGATCAGCAAATACAAATGCTACAGCTTTTGCAGGCGAAACGCGGGCGCAGGTTACAGAAACCTAACGACGCTACTTTTGGCGAAAAAGCCGCAGAAGTCGGGCGCTTTGTCGGGCGTGGTGTACGTGACATGGGCGAAGGGTTGCTAGATTTAACGTGGGACGTGGGCATGGCGGCACTACCGCGCCCTGGCGTGGCACCTGTACAGACAGTTAAGAACGTACTCAACGAACTTAACCCCTTTGGTGGCGAAGAAGACGGCGCGGACGCTACACGCCAAGAGTTCTACGACGGGCCCTTAATGCAGTCACTCACGCAAGAGAAAATAGCGCCGGGCAACATGGGGCTAGACATGGCTAAGACGGCGGGAGAATGGGCGCCTACGCTTATCGACCCTACAAAGTCGAAGCTTACGCGCAAGATAGCGACGGTTATTATGGGTTCTGGCGGCGCTGCCGTAGGGGGCGAGTTAGGCGGCGAAGTCGGTGAAGTGGTAGGCGGTATTATAGGCGCTATCTCAGGTAACAAAACGGGGCAGGCTTTTGACGGTATGGTCAAATGGATGGTAGACCGTAAAGGTGCGTCTCTTGAGCGTGCCGAACAGGCGGTAGCAAAATTCTTTAAGGACAACGCAACGGATATTAACGCGTCTATAGAGACAGTAGCCGAAGGCACAGCCTTCGGCGAAAGGGGTACGACAGCGCAGCTAGCGGCGGATACAGGTATGTTCGGCATCGAGGCCGGCGCTAACACCACGACACCCGCTATAGTAGCCCAACGAGCCGCACGGCAAGGGCGTACAGATCAAATAATAGACGACGTAAAAAGCGCATTCGGGCCTGAATTAGTAGGCGCTGACAGAGCACTACCACAAGCCGCAGACCGGGTAGCGGCACAAGTAGGCGCGTCAAAAGGTAGATTGTCGCAAGCTGTCGCTAACGAAGCGCACGCGGGTAGAATAGCCGAAGCGCGGCGCAGCCAAGTAGCGCCTACAGGCACGACTTTTGAAACTAGTGAAAACCTTGCGAGCACGCTTGACACAACGCAAGCCGCATACGACTCTGCGTTTAAAACGCCTGCGTGGAAAGAATTTGATGCGCTCAGGGGTAAGAGCGGTGCTATCGATTCCGCACCGTTTAAAGCAGACTTAGAAAAAGGCCTGCGCAGTCTTAACCCTACTCAACGCAGCGTTTTTAACGACACGTACATGAAAGAATTTAACTACATAAACGGGCTTAACAAAACCATAAGCCCGTCAGAAGCGCACTTTTTAATTAGCCGCATAAAGACTATTACCGGCAACGCCGCGCGCACTAACAACACGACGGCTACCGAAGCATTTTTAACCGACATAGGCGTGAGGTTAGAGCGTACGCTACGCAGCTCGCCCGAAGCCGGTCAGTTGTACGACAACGCCATAGCAGCTACTAAAGAGTCGTCTGAACGTTTTAACGCGCGTAACGTAGGCACCGCTAGACTAGACCCTAATATCGAAACGCTTGGTTCCCGCGTGGTTGTGCCGGGGGACAAGGGCGCGGCTACTGCGCGCGACTTAGAACGGGCAGGGCCAGAAGTAATAGAACAGACAGGCCAGTACCTTAGATCGCTTGCAGCGCGTGAGGGCTTAGACGCAAAATTTATCGATAAGTACGAGGGCTTCTTAAGTCGTTTTCCAGACCAAGCGCTAGTAGCCGAACTACGCAGCTCTGCCGCAGCGGAAACAGGGCTAACGCAAGCAATTAAAGCCGCAGAACAAGCCGCTAAGACAGAAGCAAAAGTGCAGTCAGGACTAACCAAGACGGCGATAGCTGAATTTTCTACTAAGCCTGCAGCGACCATGAAGAACTTACTTACTAAACCCGATTCGGCTGCACGCTTAGACGAGCTTTTAAACTCGCTTGATAACCCTGCGGCAGCACGCGACGCGTTTAGAGAGACGTTTGTAGCGCGCATATCTAAGAAGGTAGGGGGCGAGAACGTTGTAACCCCTGCGTCTATAGACGAATTCGACCGCGTGTACCCCGCGTTGCAACGCTTGTTCGCTGACGTACCCGACGAGCTTCAAGCTATCCAGACCGCCGTAGAACGCTCAACGGTAGACATGCTGCGTAAGAGCGTACCAGGTCAGAGGCTAGTAGAAAGCGTAGATGAGCTAGACAGCTTAATAGCTTCGGGCGCCGCAGCTACCATACTTACTACGGGGGGTTTCTCAGGCACCCACGCATTGATGGTGGGCGGCGCAGTTCGCCGCGCGATCATGCGCCTTATAAGCAAGTCAGAATTGGACCCCGCTAAAATGGAAGTGCTATCGGATATGGTATCTAATCCAGAAGAATTTTTACGTATAATGAACAGCGCACCCGCGCCGACACCAAACGCTGACGTAATGACTCGTGTAACGAGCGCATTAGACGCTATGATACAGCCGGGATTCGCAGGGTTCATTAACGCAGACACCGAGGGCTAGACAATGGCTAGAAATGCGAGCGGCACATACACGCTACCGGCGTCAAACCCCGTAGCAGCGGGTACGGTAATAACGACTACATGGGCTAACCCAACACTTGAAGACGTGGCCGACTCGCTTACAGCGTCTTTAGATCGTAACGGGCAAGGCGGTATGCTAGTCGGGCTTAAGGGTTTTGCAGGTACTAACTCGCTTCCGGGCTTTACCTTTGCCGACGAGCTTACAAGCGGGCTGTATAGAGCGGGCGCGGCAGACATACGTTTTTCTATCAGTACCTTAGATACTACGCGTTGGGTAGACGACTCGGGCACCGCAGCGGGCTCGCAACAGCCGTTTCAAATTTGGAATGGCACCGCGTTCAAGGACGTTTTCTACGACGATAGCCCTCTATTCGGCACCGGCGTGGCTGCTGCGTTAGCGTTAAACGTAGGCGAAGCGGGCGCGGTAGTGCTTGTTAACGGCGTTCTTGGCACGCCTGCTAGCGGGGTACTTACTAACACTACTGGCTTACCACTTACCACGGGCACTACAGGCGTATTGCCCGTTGCTAAGGGAGGTACTAATCTTTCGGCGTACACCGCAGGGGATTTGCTATACGCTACGGGGGCTACTACGCTAACTAAACTGGCTAAAGGCACTGCAGCGCAAGCGTTAACTATGAACGCGGGCGCTACGGCGCCTATATGGTCTGACCCGCTAGCCAGTGGTATTGTACTTTCTGAGCGTACATCTAATACTATTCTTGGAGCTGGCGATTCAGGTGCTTTTATTAACGTTACAAGCGGGACGTTTGACCAAACTTTTGACGCAGCGGGTACGCTCGGCTCGGGATGGTTTGTCTACATCAAAAATTCGGGTACTGGTGACTTGGGACTGGACCCAAACGGCTCTGAGGAAATAGACGGTTTAACCTATTTTGTTATTTATCCTGGCGAGTCAAGATTAATCCAGTGCAACGGGGCAAAATTCACCTCTATCGTGCTAACCCCGTTTACAAAAATTTTTACCTCGTCGGGTACTTTTTATAAGCCTCCGGGGTACCTTGAATTTTTTACTGACCTTATGGGTCCCGGTGGCGGTGGTGGCGGTGGCTCTAACGCAGGCGGCGGGCGTGGCGGTTACGGCGGAACTGGCGGGATGAACTTAAGACAAGTTGTTTTAGCCTCACGGATAGGCGCGACTGTAAGCGCAACAATAGGCGCCGCAGGGACGAGCGGGGCGGGCGGAGCCGTCGGAGGTGACGCGGGTAATACTACATTAGGTAGTCTTTTAATAGCCTACGGGGGGAAAGGAGGCTTTGCAGGGGTCGCTTTTAACACGTTCCCTGGGGTTAAGTTTGGCGGCAGCTACAATCAAATAGATTCAGTCCCGACGGGTTTAATAGACGGAGGAACCGGAAGGTATAACGAATACGCAGGCGCTACACTACCTAGTATCCAAGCAGGGAACGTAAAACCCGCAGATGGAAGTGGTAGTTACTGGGGGGGTTCAACAGGAGGCGTAGGACAAACACCTTCTTATGACGCAAGTGCTGGGGGCGTATCAGGGGACCCCGACACCCGTACCGGCGGGGGCGCTGCGGGTGCTACGGCGGGTAGTGGAGCGGGGAGCAACGGAGATGCTGACACAAAAGAAGGTGGCGGCGGCGGCTCTGATGGAGTTGGTGGCAACGGAGGATTAGGTTCTGGAGGCGGGGGCGGGGGCGTAAACGGTTCAAGTTCAGGCTTTGCGGGGGGCACTGGCGGCCCCGGCAGGCTAATAATATCAGGAGGTGCATAGCCATGAGAGCGCACGTAATTGAAGCAGGGTTAGTAACTAACACAATTCAAGTTGAGGACCTTAGCTTTTTGCCAAACCTTGTTGATGCTGATTTAGGAGGTGTTATAGGGGATGCGTGGGACGGTAAGACTTTTACTACGCCCGCAGTTGTCGTCACAGTACCCGAAGTGGTATCCCGCGGGCAGGCTAAAAAAGCGTTAGTGCTCGCGGGGGTATCGCTTGCCCGCGTAGAGAAGGCTATAGACAACATACCCGACGAGACTGCGCGGGCGCTGGCGCGTATAGATTGGGTAGATTCACGTGAGTTCAGGCGAGATAACGCCTTAATATCGTCTATTGGTAATTCGTTAAGCCTAAGCGAAGGGGAAATAGACGCACTTTTTCTTGCCGCAGACGCGCTATAAACCTCTAAAAATAGGAGCACCCGAATGGAACTTACCAGCGAACAGTTAATCGCCGTAGTGCTCGCCCTTGTATCCGCGGTGCTTTGGCTTTTTAGGCGGTCGGATAAGGTAACGGGGCACCAGTTTGAGAACATGAAGACACGGCAGACGCAGACAGAAAACAAACTGATAGCGTGCGAAGAGAATCACGCCGCAACACACGCGCAAATTTTTGAGCTTAACGGGAAGCTGGAGCGTGAGCTGGGTAAGCGCGAAGCCGCCGACGCAGTAGCCGAACGGGTGCTCGCGCACATAGACGGCTTGGCTAAGGGTTAAAGCCCCCGCTAAAAGGGTTGCCGCCTGTTCGGTACGCGCGGTTGTTCATGGCCTCGTTAAAGTAGTCAGCGGAGGTTAACGTGCGCTCTGTAAAGTTATCCGCGTAATCTTCTAATCGTTCAAGCGCTTTACCCGAGTTAAATATCACGTTATCGGCGTGCTCTATTATCGATTCCGCTTTACCTAGCTGCGCCGTAGCGGCCATTTCAAAATAGTTAAGCTCGTCTTTGCACGTAACCCTAGCTAACAGCTTTTTAAGTCTCGTGCTGTGCGTCTTAGCGCTGGCTTTCTGCATCTTAGCGCTTTGTATCTCGCTGTTTAGCCCTTCCCTGGCTTTAGCCAGTATGTTGAAATCTTTTTCCATAGCCCGCGCTATCAGGTGCATAAATACGTTGCTTAAGATCGCCTCTACCGGGTCTTGCTGCGGTGGCGGCATTTCGTCACCTGTACGGTCGTAGTGCGCCCGCTTGTCAGGGTCGCTCAATACCGAGTACGCTAACTGTACTTCCTGCATAA